TTATAATTAGGGTCTGGCTTATGTCCTAAGCGGCAGCCGTAAGCCTGAAGCTGCGCCTTGTCTGCTGCTTTTTCGGTAAAAGCCTCCCAGTCCTTTACTGTGCCGTTGTTCCAATTGTTGTCGCTCATTCTATCCCAAAAATCCTCGGCCACGTGCTCAGCTAAACCGTATTGTATGAAAATATCATGCACTCGCCCCCAAGTCGGCCCAGGCTTTTTAGATCGCTGCGCTAGTTTCTCGGTCTTAAATCCCTCAAAAACAAAATCCTCCTCACTGCTTTTATTGATTTTATTAATTTGATTAATTTGATTTTCTTTAATTGCTTGAGCATCGCTTGAGCCTGGCTTAAGGGTGGCTTGAGCCTGGCTTACTTTTCCTCCTTTACGGCCCGCTTCTCTAAACTTCTCTCGTTGCTCATTCATTTGATCCATTCGGCGCTTAAGGCTCTCAGAGTAAAGCCTTTCGCCGTCTTGAGTAAATAAACCGAACTCAAGGCAGAGCTGCAAAAACTGCTCTAGCTTCTCTTTTTCAATGCCTAAAGCTTGCCTTAATACCGCTGGCTTTTTTGTTACGGTAAAGTCTGAGCTCTCCCGCATCATTTCAATAAAGGCCCAGTAAAGGCCGTAACCTTCCCACCCCATAGCGTCGCGTAGTTCTAAAATACGCTCGTCGTGTCTTGCGTTACTATCGTGGGAAAAGTAGTAAGCGTCTTTTTGCTGTTTCATTTTGTGCAATAAAAAAGCCCGAAGAGTAACGGAGGTAGCAGCTTCCGAAACCCAACGGGCCAAGATTTTTATAGCATATTACCCTTCTGCTACAAGAGTAAGCCCAAGCCGACGCCTTCAAGCCGCCAGGGCTGCCGCTAAAATAATACTCTTAACCTAATTTACAAGCCTCCTCTAGAGCTTTGTTGTAAAAGGTTAACAATTTAAGCCCGCTAGAGTGGTGCATAAGCATACCGTAGTCTTTACTCTGCTCTATCAAAGTAGCAAGCGCCCAGCGTGCAGCTTCTGCCGCCTTTTTCTTGCTCTTGGTAAAATCTATGGCTTCAGCGTAAAGCTGGCTAGCGTATTTTTCGGGGGTCAACATATCGATCATTTTGCTGTTTTAAGTAATTCCTTTAGCGCCACTTCTCCCATGGCCCGATTATAACCAGCTTGCCAAGCCTCTTGTAGTCTATTTTGCTCTTGAAATAAATACTCTTTTCTCACCATGTAAATGATATGATCAAGAGTATAAAAAGGCTCATCTGTCGGGTTGCTATAGCCGTGCTCTAAATGCGGCTCAATCATTTTCTCTAAATCTTTACGAAGTTCTTGCATTGGCGTATTTTCAAACTTATTCACAACTCTACCCCCTCTCTCACATGATCCCGAACCGCCCAAAGGTCAAATAGTGGATCTATTGCCGCCATAATAAGAAGGTCAAAATACTGCGCCCTGCTGCTAGCTTCTGCCTTTAACCTGCCAGCGTTTCGCCTTCCTTGGTTCGTTGTAGCTAGTTCGAATAGCTCTAAAGCCTCAAAGTATTTCGTCCAAGCCTCGGCCCGTTGCTCTATCCAAAAGTTTAGCATTGGGGTAGAAGAGCGCCAGCCTTTACTTCTGCTTTTTATGGTTGTTTCCATCTTTAGCCTCCCGTTTTTTATACGCTCTTTTGGGCTTAACTGCCTCAGCTGCTGCTTTAACCTCTTGGGCCGCTTTAGCTAGCGCCTCTTGTTTAAGTACCTGGTTATACATATCATCCCGCTGAGCCTTAAGCTTGTTTATTGTCTCTTGTATGTCGTCTTGTACGCCGTCCATTAAGATCTGGTATTTCTTAGCGGTTTCTTTAATCTTGGCCCTAAGGCGCTTGCGCTGCGTAACTTCTCTATAAGCCAAGAAAGTAAACGCCGCAACGTTTAGTACTAGCGAAAAACTGCAAAAGCTCATTTTTTACCTCCCTTTGTCTTGGCAATAGCTCCAGCCTTACCCTTGTACATTCTCGCCTTTTTGTTCTCCTTAGCAATATGCTCAACCCAGTCGTTAAAATACTCTACTGGCTCAGGAGCAGACTCTTGCTTTCTAGGCGGCACTTCGGTAGGCTCGTAGTCGGCTCGCTTAATTAAATACTTTACCAGCTTGTAGGTGGCGTAAATTGAAACCGCAAAGGCCAACACGGGCCAGGGGTTCTCGTTTAAAAGGTCTAACTGTGTCATTTTGGTTATTTTGTTTTATTGTTTGTCTAAAGTAAAAGAGGGGCGGTTAGGCCCCCTTGTTTATCCTTGTATTATTGAAATTTGTATGTTTGTTAATTTTTTTCTAAACCAGGTTGCCATTTTAAATACTCTCAAATTATCGTCAAAAGTTATAACTGACTTTGGCAACCAAATTGATTTATTACATTGATTTTTTAACTCATAAGCTTTTTCAGTTTCTTTAACCACGTCTAAAATATAGGGCATGGGTTGATTTGAGTACATCATTAAAGAAATAAAGTTTGTTTGTTTGTTTTCCATGGTTCAAAGATACTACAAGCGTGCAAACCTGCAACACTATGCCGCAAAAAACACTTATTTATTTTGTGAATGAATTAAAAACTTGAGTAAACGGAAGTATAGAAAACAAAAAGGCCCCCAAATTGGAGGCCCCTTGCATGAAAAACAAACCTATACCAGATTTAACAGATTGAGCGAGGCGAATATAATTAGAGACTGCCTAACTTTTGCAACCTCTTTAGATAAAAGTCGGCTTTGGCTAGATCTTCTGCCGTCTTATTCTCGCCTTTCTTCCCAGCTCGCCAAACGTACTTTAATACTTGGCCCTTTAAAAAGCCTCGGTATTCGTCTAAGCTTAAGGCGCTTTCTATTGCCTCGATAGCTTCTACTTTACCCTGAGTGTAGTGGCTAGGGTTGTTTACCGCGTCCTTATCGTAAGTTACGCCTGGGTCGAAATAGTCAAAGCCTCCCATTCTGTTACGTTAAAAAGGTAGATCATTAGAAAGGTCAGAGCTAGCGGGTTGAGCAACTGGTTTAGCGGCTTGTTTAGTGCCACCTTCAGCCCCGCCCAAGAGCTCGATAAACTGCACTCGGCAATTAAGATAACTCTTGCCCTCGTATTCGCTTACGCTTGGCAAGCCCTCGATTAACACGCTTTTACCTTTCTTTAAGTATTGGGCAAGCGCCGCCCCTTGGTTCGCGTCTCTGTAATAAGCGCAGCCTACCCAAAGCGGCTCCTTGTCTCGCCCTTGGTTTACTGCTACGTTAAAACGTATTTGCAGCGTTCCGTCTTGCATTGTCTTTGTTTCGGCATCTTTGCCAAGGTTTCCAGTAAAATTTAACTTTAACATATTCTTATTTTAGTTGATCTAATAACTTGCGCAATATAACAACGCTCTGCGGCTCTTGGACCTCCCAGCGTCTTAAGGTCGAGCGGTCCACTTTGGCCGCCTTGCATATTTTTGTTAAGCTTGTGTTTTTATCTATACAAAGCTTTTTAAGCTCCTTGGCTACGTTTTCTTTTCCTAAGTCCATAGTGCAAATTTAACTCTTTTTTGCGTAAGTTTGCAATATGTTAAACGAACTTTCTAACCACGACTACCACAAAGACACCAGCCACATAAGCAAAAGCGGGCTGGATCTTATCGAAAAAAGCCCAGCCCATTACTTCTATAAGTATCTCAGCGGCGAGTACCAAGAAAAAAGCAGCAAGGCTTTAGAGATAGGCAGCGCTGTACATTGCGCCGTCTTAGAGCCTGAGCGCTTTGCTTTACAATATTGCGCCTTTCCCGACGTAGACCGCAGAACTAAAGAAGGTAAAGAGACTTTAGCCGCTTTCTATCTTGAGCACCCCGATAAGATCTACTTAAACGCTGAAGACTTTGCCCAGTGTCTTAAGGTAGCCGAGTCGGTTAAAGCGCACCCTTTAGCCGCTAAACTACTAGCCCAGGGCGAAGCTGAAAGTACTATAAGCTGGCAAGACCCTCAAACTGGGGTAAACTGCAAGGCTCGCCCCGACTTTGTTACTTACGTAAACGGCTCTCGCTACATTGTAGACCTTAAAACTACTGAGGACGCAAGTAAGCACGGGTTTAGCCGCTCGGCTTTTAAATACCGCTACCACGTCCAAGCTGCGTTTTACTGCGACGGCTGGAAGCAAGCCAAAGGCGAAGAGGTCGAGGGCTTCGTATTTATTGCCGTTGAAAAGTCAGCGCCTTACCTTGTTAGCCTTTATTTGTATGAAGATCAAGAGCTGAGTTACGGCCGCTCTTGCTATCTTGCCAACCTTTTAACCTATGCCCATTGCCTAGAGTCTAACACTTGGCCAGGGTATAGCGACAAGGTCGAGGCGCTTTTATTACCCGAATACATTACTAAAACACTTTAATAACATGGAAAAGAAAGAAACCCAAACCCAAGCAGTCGAGCAAGTAGAAACCGCTGCACCCCTGAGCCTCTCAAACTTTGACCACGCGCAACGTGTAGCCAAAGCCCTAAGCTCTAGCGATCTAATCCCCCAAAGCTATCGGGGCAACATTCCCAATACGCTTGTAGCGCTTGAAATTGCGCAGCGTATAGGCGCTAGCCCCTTAATGGTTATGCAGAACTTGCACGTAATACACGGGCGCCCATCTTGGTCTAGCTCTTTTATTATTGCTGCACTAAATAGCTGCGGGCGCTTCTCTGCTCTTAAATTTATCTCAGACGGCAAGAGCTGTAAAGCGGTTGCTACTGAGCTGGCTACGGGCGAGCTTATCGAAGGGCCTACTGTTACCCTAGATATGGCAGCTAGCGAAGGCTGGGCTACTAAAGCGGGTTCAAAGTGGAAAACTATGCCCGACTTAATGCTGCGCTATCGTGCTGCGGCCTTTTTTGGACGCCTCTACGCCCCCGAAATACTCATGGGCTTACAGACTCAAGAGGAGGCAAGAGATATAGCCTCAGAAGCGCCTAAAACAAGCGAGGGGCTAAATAGTGCACTTTCGGCAGATTAACTTATATTTGCAACAAGTCGTTAAAACTTTTCTTCCACGCGCAAAGTAACGGCCCGCCTGACTAGCGGGCTTTTTTTATCTACTATTTTAGGCTTTTAAGCATCTCAATAAGCCTAGGGTGCGGGTAAACGTCGGCCTTATCTTTTCTTACTGAGTTATGGGTAAATATACCGTTATCCCCTTTCAAAGCTCTAGGCGTAACGTTCCAAATATCTTCCTTGTAAGTTAAATCAATGCCGTATTTTTCGCCCCAGTAGAGCAGAAGCTTACGAGTGCTTTCTATTTGTTCGTCTGTGTAGTTCTGCCAATACTTATGGTTTTTATAAGGTGTTTCAAGCTCGCAAATATCTTCGCAAACCCCGCCAACGTAATTAACAAACTTGCCGTTTTTCTCAGTCAAAAATCCATAGTTGCAAATTTCAATACCTATCGAGGTTTTATCTAGGCTCTTGTACGGAAGCCCAAACTTAGCGAAGGTTGGCTTTTGTAGCCCCAAATGATAAGCCCAATATTTAGAGCTATACCCTTGCACTATTGTTCCGTCATTTGAAATACTTACACAAGTTGCAACCCGCTCGGGTGTCTTTTCCCAATAGCGAAAAACTGCCTCACCGCTTGGCCCTCCAGCCGTATGGTGTAAATAAACCTGCGTCTTTTCGTGTTCCTCTTTTATGTAATTCGTGAACTCGACGCTTTTAAGATTTAAGTCTTTAATATCCATTTTAATTTAATTTAGTTAGCGTGCTGAGTGTTAAAAAGAAGGTAAGGCTTGCCCTCGTAAACGCCAAACTTAACGTCTAGCCAGCGGCCTCCAAGCGGCTTAGGTGGCATACCGCGCTCCACTGCCCAGCCCATACCTGGTAAATATTCCTCTTTATAGGTAGAAGTACGAACCATATAACAGTTAACCAGCTCGGGGCGATTGTTTCTGTTTAGGCGTTCAATAGTGTAAATAATCTCGGTACTCTCGTGAACGTGCCCGCTCCAAATAATGTCGGCACCCTCTACCATTGTAGCCATGCGGTTAAACTGAATTGCGCCCTTTGTAACTACCCCGCCGCCTCCGCTGCCGTGGTGGTATTTAATGCGTAGCGTTTTACATTCGTTGCTATTGCTCTTAAATTGGTACATAACCCAGCCCGAGTAAGTGCCTAGTGCCTCTTCTCGCCCTATTAACTGGGCAAAGGTTCTAAGCGGGTCTATTTCGTTGTGCGTAGTTATAGCCGTCTCGTGGTTGCCGTACCCAATCAAGTGTATAAGCTCGGCGTAAGGCTTAAAGTATTTAGCGCAGTCGCTTATTACGGCGTCGAAGTAATTTACTACCTGGTGCTCTGGCCTTACTGTCTCCTTATTTGCCCTGCGGTCTTTTTTGCCGCCCATTAAGTCCAAAAGGTCGCCGTTTATAAGTATCGGGTGCCCGCCTTCTTTAGCCTCGTCTAAGTGGCGCTTTAATAGCTTGCGGTTGCATTTGGGGTTATCCCAGTGAATATCTGATAAGAGTAAAAAGCGGTAATTCCCCCAGCCTTTTATCTCGTGAATTATTACGCTGGTTTCTGCCATCCCTTAAAGTATAAGGCCTAAAACAAAGGCCACGGGTGCAATTATACGCCACAGCTTTAGCTTTATAGTTAAACCGCTGTTAACGTGTTGCAAGTGCTCAACTGCTTTCTTATGCTCGATTATTTCTAAGCTATCGGTTTTTATTCGCTCTAAGTACAGAGGAGCAAGCGCCCGAGCTTTAGCGCCTTCGGCTAAGTATAGGTTAATTTCTAGCCGCGTCGTGCTGTCCGTCCAGCTCTCTGTGCATTGCGAGAAGCCGCTGCAAGGTGCTGCAAGAAGTATCGCCGCTAGCGCTAATCCTTTTAAATATTGTGTCATATTTTACCTGGGTTTTAGTAATAGTATCCCGCAACACTTGGCGCTTGATCTCAAGCTTAGTAAGCGTGTCGTGGTACTGCTCTATTACCGTATCTATTTTACCTGGCTCGCTCGGTATCTTAGGCCCAAAGCGAAACAAGGCGCCGATAAAGATAAGCCCTAAAAGAACCCAAATAGCTAGGCCAATAAGAGCGACGTCTTTAAGCGTATAGCCGTCTTTATTTTTGCTCTTTTGCTCCACCTTTAGCGAATTTTTCTACCGAAGTAAAACCTAAGCACAAAATAGTAACCCACTCAACTGCGGCGACTAACTCAGCACTAGGGGCAATTTCCACGGCGCTAAAAGAGTTGGCTACCATAGTACCAAAAAGAACAAGGGCGCCAATTACGCCCACTACGCGCTTACTGGAAACCTCGCCAGCTTGGCCCTTAAACATTTCTAAAAGTTTCATTTACTTAATCCCATTTAACTGCTGCATATTTGCCAAGCGAATAGAGTCCTCTACCCTAAGCTGCTCGAAGTCCTCTAAAGAAGCGGGCACTGGAACCTCGTAAACTTCGCAAACGCGCTCTAAAAGCTGCATCTTTTCCGCCATTGCCTCGGCCTCTATTACCACCTCTTTTACCTCTTCTACCTTTGCCTCTGTCATTGCCTGAGCTTCTGCAATAGCTGCGTGCGTTGCTGCTATACTCGCCCTGGTTTTATCCAGCTGCATAGAATACTTTTTATAAGGGTCTGGATCTGTGGCTTTATCCTTAACTGGCAAACTAGCGGCAAGCAAAGCGGCGAGTAAAATAGTAGCTTTCATTTTATTGATTAATTAATTACCCCTAGTTTCTTATAAGTATTCAGCTCAGAACGCAGCGCAGCCGTAGAGCTGTCAGAAGTCTTAAGCATTGCGCTAAACTGCTTAAGCTGGGCCTCGCAAGCAGTTAAACGCTCCTCGCATTTACTGCCCTCGTTATTGCTCTGTTTTTCGGTTCTGAGGTAAAGAAAGATAACGGCGAAAACCATTAAATAAGTCAGCGCTTTACTTGGATCTTTGCTGAATTGGTCGAAGCTTACGGGGAGTTTCATTTATCTAAGTCGTATTAAGTTACCTGCCTTGCCCTCTGTATTTTTTCGCTGGTTTATTGTTCTTAGCGTGAACTCCTGGCCGCCTTCTTTTCGGCTTAGGTTTCCAGGTCGCAGTAGCCGCTTTTGTTTTCGCTTTAGCCATTTGTTAGCGGTTCGGGAACTACACAATACTCACTATCGGGGAACTTGGCGCAATACCCTTTCAAGTATTCACCTTCGCAACCTGCGAAAATATGCACCCCGCAAGGCTTCGGCCATACCTCGTAAGCGGTAAAGTCGGCCAAAGGTTCAACATACCATAGAATATCCACCGCCCATTTATCGGACTGATTAACACACACGGGCATATCTTCGGCATCTTTGCCCCATTCAAGGCAAATAAAACCTATTTCGTGGACTGCGCAACCCTTCCAAGTTGTTACGCTTTCCCCGCTTGGGGTTGTCGTTGTTTCTTGTATCTTCTTTTTGAGTGTGTCCCATTGTGCGGGAGTGAACTCGTATTTTTTGAAGGTATTCATTTTAGAGAGTAGTTAATGCGGCCAGTTCGGAGGCGGTCAATGATTGTTTGAACAATACTACTTCATTGTATTCAGTTGCTGTAATTTCATAAACGCCCGCATACCATGAATTAAAATCAATTTGTGTATTCCCCGTTGTGAAATCGCTTGAATACACTGCACTTGATGCAGCAAACGTTTGAGAGCCATTTACATAAATTTTCATATCATTGCCATTTCTATTAAATGCAATTTTTGTTCGGCTTGTTAAAGTTCCTTGATTTAAAAATATATCCGAAACAAATCCATTACTACCATTTAACTCTAAACGGAATTCACTTCCATTGGAATAAATACGCCACCAATTACTGCTTTGTCTATTTCCTAACAATGCAATAGCGCCCGTAGATGATAATTTTGCAAAGTTTACATCTAAAAAAACACAAAATGGATTAGTCCCAAAATTTCCATGTGTACCTTGTGGAGCACTTGCCAAATCCGCTACCCTTGTAACCGCAGCCGAAGTTGTGGGGATGTAGGAGGTTGGGTAGGAACCTGCTTCAAGTTGTGCGCCCCAAATGTACACGCCACTTGTTCCGTCGCCTTGATAGTTACCCGTTGTTCCGTTACTTAAATTAATGTAAGATTTTCCCGTTCCGCTTGCGGTTGTGGCCGTATATGAGCATCGGTACCATCCGTTTCCGTAATTTTCAATAGTGCCGACTCCGCTTATGGTTCCGTCGGCAAGGTTAAACGTGCCACTGGTAAAGAACGTACTGCCATCAAAATGCTGAAGGAAGATATGATTGCGACCTGCTGCTTTGGCGAATACCGAAATAGTATAAGCCGCAGCCGTGTAGGTCTGCACTTGGTCTGCGTCATGATATGCACTGCTTGAATCTTCAACTAATTTGTCAGCCCCATAGTACCCTTGTGGGTCAAGTGTTGCGCTTACGTTAGATGAAACAGATGCGTTGAAAGCACTCCAAGATGCGCTACCAAAGGCCTCGCTTTGTAGAATTAGGTTCGTTCTTTGCGGCTCAAGCAACAAACTCGCACACCCTCCCTCATAAGTCAAACGGGGAACATTTTGGCGGTCGGTGGTGGGGAAGTAGGGCTTTGCGGTTGTGCCTGTGTTTAGTTGTGCGCCCCAAACAAATGCCCCGCTTGTTCCGTTACCCGTGAAAAAACCCGAGCCTCCCGTTGGTCTTGTGCGATAATACAAGCCAATGGTTGACAAACTTGCATTGCTTCCGCTTATACCACATTTTAACCACCCGTTACCTACGCTTTCAATCGTTGCCGTTCCTGGAATTGTAAATGTATAAGTTAAATTTACCAAGTCAAAAGTAGCACGAACAATGTAAAATGAACCATTCCAAATACCCCAGTCAAAAAAATTGTACCCATTTGGCTTGACATAAATAAAAGCGGTCAATTCTCCAACTTGGCTTGATAATAAAATGCCTCTATAGTGGTCGTCATTTACCGCCGTTGGCGTTACTGTGTCAGCCGTTATTGTTCCATTCGGTGCAGTTGTGCTATTTGCCGTTACTGTGGTCGCATTTTGTGATGTCCATTGTGTTTGGTCTTCCGAATAGGTACACAAATTCCAAGGCACATTTTCAACCAACCCCGCAGAATTTACACGGGTGCCGTCAGAAGCACGGGTGAAGGTAAGGTCTCCGCTTCCGTCTGTGGGGATAACGGAATAAGCGGTATCTTCTTTGTAGCCGCTTGGTATGTAGACAAGGCTAGCCTGGTTTAATAAATCGCTCATATTTTTTGCTTTATAAGTTGTTAAGCTTTCTGAGTAAGCAGCTCACACCCTCGTAGTAACCTCCGTCTGAAGTTATACGAGCTTTATAAAGTACGACGTAATCCCAGCCTTGACCGAAATAGACGCGCCCTCGTGTGCCAATTCCCAGGGTGCTAATTAGTTTCATTTTGTAAGTTCTAAGATCTTAGTAACCGATTACAGAGCCAGAGCTAATAACAAAGCCCGTAATTTTCTGACCTTTACCAGCGGGCAAGTAAGTGCCTTGCTGAAAAGTTACGCCGCTCATACCGCGGGCGCTCAGAACGTTAGAGCCAGTTTGATAGTCTGGGGTAACGGTAAAAGAAGTAAAGACGGTGTCCTCTTGACACACTACCGCGTCATAAGATACACTAGTAACGGTAGCGGCTGCGTGGTATTTAAAACCCTGAGAACCCGCTAGAATGTCTGCGCTTGCTTGTGCCATACTCCAAAAATAAAAGCACTAAGGCGAAACGCTCGCAACAATTTAAAAAGGGGCTTACTTATTTGAGGCTACTATGTACCACTGCACTCCGTCAGACTGTACCCAGTAAGTCTCCCACTTGCTAGACCAGCTTAAAAGCTGCGTGTCGTTAATCTGATAGCCTGCGCCAGCGTCTAATATTACGCTATGGTTTGAGTTAGTCTTAACAAAGCCAAAGCGCAAGCCAGGGGTAACGCTTGGGGGAGCTGGCAAGTCTATTGTAATCGAGGCGGCCGAAGTATCGCAGACAAAAATCTCGTACTCAGTGGGAAAGGTTGTAATATCGCTTGTTACGTTTAAGCTCTTGCCAAGTTGGCGCATTTGCCAGCTAAAATTAGTGTTAGCTGCGTCGTAAGCCATCGCCAGCGTATAAGTGCCGTCGCTGCCTGGGTCGCTAGTAGGTGCGCCTTCGCTGACCTCTATAAAGTCCTCAAGTAATTGGCCTGGCAAGTTGCCTGTAATTTGCTCAACGTTACCAATTCGAGCCCGCAAGTATTCGACTTGATCCTCAAAATAAACGCGCTCGCTGGGCCTTATGTCGTCCTCGTCGCCAGTTTGCACTACCTCGGCGTAATCTACCTCTAAGCTCAGCCACTCGCCCTCCCAGGTTTCATACTGGGCGCTAAAGGTAGAGCCGTTTAAAAGCCATGCCTTAGAGTCAAAGTAAAGGCTCTTAATTGCGTTTAAACTGCCTGCGTCGTGCCAAGTGCCTCTTATTACGTTCTTGAACTTTGAATAGATAGCTATAACTTGATCAACGTAAGTCTGCTGAAAAGTTTCAGAGTAGCCAGCCTCCCAACCTACGCCCCAGCTTGTAGGAGCAACGGCAGAAGCAAAAGAAGAGCCGACGAATATAGTACCAGCTTCGTAGCTAGTAGAGCCGTCGTAAAATATCTGACTTAACTCTTTAACTATGCTATTACCGCCTAAGCTGTTAGTGGCCTTGGTTACAAGCTCTTTTTTAAACTCGTCGGGAGTTCCTGGCGTGTAAGTATTATAAGCATAAGCCGCAGCAATAGAGCCAACGTTATTAAGATAGGTTAAGGAGCTGCTTTGCCACCAGCCGCCGCTTACTGGATCTCGTACCCAGACGGGAGTAATAGCCTGCACTGCTATTTCTACTACAAAGCTAGTAATAGCGCCAGCGGGGCCCGTAGCTATTGGGCCGATAAAATCCAAGGTTAAACTAGTAGGCACGCCAAAGGTAGCAATACCCTGCTCCTTGTAAGCCGTGTAAAGATATTGGGGTACTGTGCTCTGGCTGTTCCAGTTATAACCGCTATAAACGTAGTAGAGGCTCGGGTTTGCAGCAGAGAGGCCGTAAACTTTATAGGCTAAACGGTGGTAGCTTCTAGCGGGTGGCTTTACGCTTTCTACATTAATTTGAACCCTAAAGTTATAATCTTGAGGCGGGCGGTCAAACTCTAAAGAAAGTGGGGGGTCTGTGAAATTGGCCTTTTTGATATACGCCCCGTTTGCTTTAATGTAGTTATTCTCCGCAAGTCTAAAGGGAGGCTGGTAATAAAGCGAAGGCTTGGCGGCCCATTGCGGGCGCTCGTCAGCTCCTAGGCTAACTGCGTGGCTTATAGTGCTAGTGCCGTTATACGTTTGCCCTTTTGTATACTTGTGAAAAACAAGCGTAGAGCTTAAGTAGCTAGGCGCCTGAGTAATGTAAAAGGCTCCGTCTGTGTGGTGTATTCTAGCCCCGAAGCCGTTAAGTATAATTTCTAAAGCCTGCTTAGCATTAACCCAAGAAAGCTCAAAGCCGCCGAATACGTCTAAATTGTCTACAAAGGCAAGCTGGTTAAGCCAAAATGTTGCGAGCTTCTGGCTGCTTACGCTCTGAGTAGCCGTCTCGTATTGCTCTAGGCCGTCAAATATGTAGTTATCTGTCGAGCTAAAATAGTCAGTCAAGCCGCTAAGCTCTAAGCAGTTTGTAAGTACGTCTAATGCGCTAGCGTGGTCGTCTGTGAACCAGGCGGGATCCACGTAAAAGCCCTCGATAAGATTAAGGGCGTCAACTGCCGCCACTTCGATAACAAGCTTACCCTCAACAGCTCCACGTTCAAAGCGCATCTGGTCGGCTAGAACTCGTCCAACAAAATAAAGAGCCGTATTTTTATAAAGCTTTATAACGTATGTACCCTCTGGGTCTGTCGCTATGCCTTCAAAGGCGCTTAGGTCTGTATTATTTTTTACTACAAAAAACGCGCTACAACGGCTAGCCCTTATAGGGTTATCAAAAAAAGTATCGCTTTCGCCCTGGCGCTCTATTGTAAAGCCTGGCGTTGCTGCCATTAGTTCCTCTGTGCCGCTTAATAATCTTAGAGAAGTTAAAAGCCCCTCTTCGTCCTCGATATAACCGCCGTCAGCTATTACCCGCTGCTTGTATGCGTTAAACGCTTGTAAAGGGCTCGTGCCCGTTGCGTCGCTCCAAAGCTCTACCTCGTAATTGTTTAGGGCTATGCTCTGAAAACGGGTATAATATAAAACGGCCATAGTGCGAAATTAACCTCTAGCTTTGTCTTTTTCGTAACGGTTAACTGCTAGCCACAAGTCGCGGCCGTCGAATTTAGTTTGTGCTACAAAGTTGCCGCCTTGCCCTGTGTTGATCATTGACTGCAATTTATCAAGGGGAGCAATTACCTCGGGGTTCGTTCTAGCGCCTGGGTATTCGCCCATTAAGCCTAAAGTCGGGCCGCTTACTATACCTCCGTCTGCAAAGGCTGAAACGTTCTCGCCCTTTGCCATAGTAGACTTAACGAGCGCAGAAGCGGCTAAAAGTCCAATACCTGCGGCTAAGGCTATTGCGGGGTTTAAGCTCTTTAAACTTTCTTTAAAGGCGTCAATAGCAATAGCTTGAGCGATAAGCGCTTTACCGAACGTGCTTAAAAAGTTAGCCATTGAGTTAGCAAAGGCCTGCATAAAAGTAGTAAAAGCGTCGGCTTTGCCTGCTATTGTTTCGCCCATCATAGTTCCAAAGGCGCTAGCCATATCGGCAGCCATTGAGTTTAATGCTTGAGTGGCTTGTTCGGCGGCTATCGTCATTTTATCAGCGAAGCTCTCGGTTTGCTTTACTCGCATCCCCAAGATAAGCCCATACTGGTAAGTATTCTTTCTAAACTGCTCGATAGAGTCTAGATCCAAGTTTACAGCCTCTTGGTTCTGCGTGGCCATGTCCATAAAGGAGCCAACGCCTGGTAAAACGTCTGGGGCTTTTACTCCTGGCTCTGTTACAGAAGCAGGGGCAAAGGTTGAAATCGTTATCTCTGGCGGCGCTTTGCGTTCGAAGTACTTATTGGCCCATTCGGTGTACCCTATCTGCAACCTAGCAAGCTCCTCGTACATTGAGCGCTGTAAGTTTGCAACCTCTTTAACGTACTTTTTATAATTCTCTATGGCTTTCTTTTGCCGCTCTCTTTGCTTTTCTGCTTGCTCTTCTGCTATTTTATCATCTTCGGCTGCGGCTTGTCTTACAAACTCTGCTTGTTGTTCGTATAGGTCTTGAGCGCTTTTATTTGCATCTTTACGCTCTTTTATAAGCTTTTGGAACAAAGCAAACTGCTCGTTAAACGCTTTCTCTCTTTGGGCTTGTAGTTTCTCCTCTGCTGCACCTTCTACCCTGAGCTGGTGCATGGTTTGCTCGTGTTTATATTGAAGAGCTCCTAGCTGGTTATCTTCTATAACCTTGCTAAGTTCGTCTAGCTTGTCGGTAGTCTTTTCGGTTTCATCTCCAAGGCTTACCATTTTTTCAACTAGGAAGCCAAGAGCTACAACCGCAATACCAATACCAGAGGCCAATAACGCTATTCTAAAGGCTTTCATTGCGCCCGTAGAAGTACCTACTGCAATGGCGTAGCCTTTTTGAACAACAGTAGCCGCGGCTGTGTAAATCTCGTTTTGCCTTTGTGATAAGTTGTAAAGAGCAACAGCGGCAGAGGCTAAAGCCATAGTAACCTGTACGCCTCGCATTACTTTGCCTAGCTTGTCATTATTGCCGCTAAGCAAAAGCGTAGCCATAGAAGCGGCGTTAACCGCACGGCTAACGGCCTCCATTGCTTGGGTGTTTTGCTCAGCCCTTCGGCTGCCCTCTTGTACTGTTTGATTAAGATTAGCCTGCCCGTCTTGGAAGTTTTTTATTTCCTTATCGGTATCTCGAATAGAAGCTTTTAACCTTAATATTCTCGCTTGTAATTTGTCTTGCGTCTCTATATCCCATTTAGCCGTATTTGCAAGCTTTTGCTGCATACGGTCTAACTCGTTTTTCATGCCTACCAGGTCGCTTCTGGTTTGCTTGATACTTTCGCTAAATGCCCTGCGTTTTGCTACAAGGCTTTGGCCGCCCATGGCCTCCTCTAAGGCTTTTTGAGAGGCAAAAGCGTAGGTTTTTATTTTATCCGTACCACCGCGAACAATGTTAACGGCGTCGGCCATGCCCTTCTTGAGCTTCTCGGCGTCCGCTGTTATCTTTACGTTTAAATCTAAATTGCCTGCCATTATACCGAGTAGCTAACTATGTAATCTTGGGAAACTTGGAAAATACCGTCAAAGTCTGCGGCGTTATCGCTAAACTCCTGCTCATTGTCAAACTCGATATAAAACACGTTTACCCCGTTGTAAGTGCCTGGGGTAACTACATTAAGAGCAGAGCGCACAGCGTCAGCCAAAGTGCTAGCGCCTTCGTAAGTTGTAGCAAGGCAATCGATCTGCACCCGTGTAAAATCTAGGCGGCTATTGCTGTCTTTTGTTGGCGTCGCGTTTATGTTTACCTCTGAATAAACAACAGCAGGAAAGGCCGAGCCTTGGGGTAATAATACTGGGCTTATTCGGTTTGAAACCAAAGCGCTAACGCCCGCACTATTGGCGAGTATGTTATAAATTACTTTAGCGGCTCTCATTTGTCGGGGGTTAGCTTGTCAAATATAGCCTTATTTGCCTCTATTACTTGCTTAACACTTGCCGCAATTTTACGCTCCCAGGGGAAGGTTATAAGATCTTTAGGTTGCATCTTACGCTTAGAGTAAGGCATAACAACAAACAAAGCGAGCCACCTAGTGCGCTCCCACTCATTTCGGTACTGCTGTTGCTGGGCATCTCTTAGCCCCTTTAACCGAAGCATAAAGTAACGCGGCGTAATCTCTTCAAACTCGGCCTCACTTAGTAGCATTTCGCCGTAAGCAATAGCCTTAAGCTTGTCAAAAGTTAGCGGCTGCCGCTCGCCGCTTTCTAGTTTCCCTCTGAGCCCTCTACGGCTTGCTCTGCATCTACTGCAAAGAACTTGCTTACAGCCTCAGTAAAGGCGTTAAGAGCTGGGCTAACTTCACTCAAGGCGGTAACGTCCTCGGCTAATTCTTCAGCGTCCTTATACGGGCATTTTTCGCCGATCTTCTTATAACCTGCCTGGATTCCGTAAAAAGCACAAAGGCGGGCAAAGCTTAGCGTCTTAGCTAATCCCTGCCCGCTCTGCGCGAGTTGGTCGAAGTCTTGAACGTCAGCGCCTTGCATTACGCGCTCTATTGCCACCATGTTAAAGAAAAGAGGGTGCTTTTTATCCCCTATTTGTATCTCTTGCATGGTGCAATTATACGCAAAAAGGCGCTAATTGTTATACGGTTCCAACAGTCAAAGCACCAGTTCCCTGCAAAGAAGCTGAAAAGGTGGTAGCGTCGTTGTTGGGAGCGCTCATAGTCAAGTTAGAAAAGAAGGCGCTGCCGCTCAACTTAATGTCGCCGCTTACCTGAGAGGTCATAGCTACGGTAACACTAGTACCAGCTACCAAGTCGGTGATAATGTCCTTCCAGCTAATACCAGTTACGCCGCCGTCTTCTTCAAAAATACCTTCACAGCTCAAAGTCCAGCCAGCCTCGCCAGCCAAAAACTCCTTATAGCCGCCGCTATCTTTGTTGGTTACGTCGATCATATCTTTAGTAATGTCGAAGTCGTTAGAGGTTGCGTTTGCAATTTTCGTCAAGGTTCCCGCTACGTCTTTGTAGATCGCAATAAGGGTACCATTTACAAGTCCTGAAGTTGCCATTTTATTTTACTTTTTAATTTGTTGCTCGATTAGTTTAAATACGCCTTTCTCTATCTGCGCTTTTACTGCTTCTAGATTTTGAGACAAAGCGTAGCCCATAAAGTTATTACCTGGTATAATGGTTACCCCGCCGTCATATCGTTGTATTTTAAAGCCTTTGCCAACTAGGTAAGCGTGCTGGCCTTTCCAGCCTCCGTAAGTGCGAGGGCCTATTAAAACCATGTTTTTATAACGTCTATTTCGCTCAATAAAACCAATAGAAGTTCGTAGGTTGCCCGTGCGGCTGTTTGCCCGACTCTGTGCGCTTGTTACTATTGGCTCAGCTGCTTTTCTCATTATAGAGTAAATCTGGGCCTCTTGCGAAGTCGTTACTTGCTTAAACTTTCGGGCGATATTTTTAAAGCCTTCTACCACTTTTTAGCTTGTTAATTCAGTCTGCAAGTTAGCGTACATACGCCGCTCCTTTTCTGCTATGTTTAGAATGTTGTAATAATTGCCGCCCCAGCTTATGCGCATTTTAGTATTAAGGCCGCTCACGTAGCGAATGATAAAATTTACCTTAGTCTTATGCTCTCTGCGATCTGCGTTAACTGGCTCCTGGCCGAAGTCGCTCTCTTTAACTTGAGCCCATACTTGCGCAAACTCAGCCCAAGACTGGACCCGCTCGCCCGTGTTAGAGCTTACGCTTTCGGTATAGCTCTCTATGCTTATAAGCTCGTCAAAGCGCCCGCTGTCCATTATACGAATACCTCCAAGCGATAGGGGTCTAACATGTATTTTAAGCCAAAGTCTAAGGGCTTCATTCCAGAGCTTGAGGTAACGCTCGAGCGGTTGTCATAATACTGGCCTACTAGCAAAAGCGCAGCGTGTTTAACGCTTAAGGGCAACTTATTCCCTAAGTCAGTTGTGGCGCTAGTCAGCTCGAAACCCTCGATGCACTCTACTAAGTATCTAGTGCGGTCGTCAGTTAAAGAGCTAGGCGCAGAGTTAAAGAAAATATCGCGGCCGTAGTTTCCCAAAGGGTCAGGGGCGCTGATCCAGTCGGCGGCGTCGAACTCGGTAAGAGCGTTGGACTCGTTAATGTAATAAACGTGTTCTAAGCTAAGAACTCGGCTCGGTATGCGCAAGTAATTGCCGCTAGGCGTTTGGAGGCCGTTAACGGGGTTTATTAAGCTAGGAAGGCCTACAAAGCCATCAAAGCCGTAACGAACTGTCGACTTAATTACATTGTAACCTAGATACTGCCCGCAAGCGTCAAAAGCCATGCCGATAAGCCCAGCAATATAGCTGTCGTCGCTTGAGCTTGTTACGCGCAGGTGAGACTTAGCCTCTGATAAGGTTAAGTAATCGGTAGCTGCGTTAGCCTGGCTTATAATACGCTTACCCGTTAGCATCTTTATTTTTTCTTAATCGTTTTGGGCTTTTCTGCCTTTTCTGCCTTTTCTGCTACTTCCTCAGCTACAACCTCGCAAGCTCCTGCCTCAATCAAAAGCTCTGCCTGCTTGGCGTCAAGTTCGGCAACGTCTCCAGGGCCGTAGCTCAGGTTAAACTTACCGCTTGCGTTTATCAAAAATTTAACTTTCATTTTTTAAGTGGCTCCTGGGGGCGAGAGTTAACCACCCCCAGGCTCTAGGTTTAAGCCCCTAGCGGCTTGTTAGAGTAATTAGGCGTCGATGTCCTTACATACTGCGAAGGCAGTAGGTTGGAGCAAGTTAACGTCCATGTAAGAGTTAAGAACTACGTTTGTCAAGCCAGCAGTAGCACCGCTATAAGGGTCAACCGTCAACTCCATACCACCCCAAGAAGCAATAGCCATTTTAGAGAAGTCTCCAAAAATCATAGCGCTCAAGTCAGAGGCAGAGCCTTTAGACAAGTTAGAGGGGCACAAAGTAGTAAAGGCAGCCTGGTAGCCGTTCAACTCGTTAGCGCCTGAAGGCATAATAAAGTTACCCTCTACGCCTGAAGACTGGCGGGGAGTAGTTTGCAAAGCAGCTTTAACCAAGGGGTTAGTCAAGTAGGCAACACCCTCGCCGTTAGCGTTTTCTACGGCTTTCATTAAGTTGATAACGTCAGCCCAAACAACGGCAGCACCGTTAGCGTTGGTAGCGTTAGAAGCAGCTCCACCAGCGTAAGTAACGTTTACAGAACCGTTGGCAATAATACCAGTAGGCTCGTTAGATCCACCGCCTTTAATAGCAGCAGTTTCCAAAGACTGAGCCATAGCTTGCAACAGCCAGTTGCGCACATAGGCGTCAATGCTGTTTGAGCTCTGAAGCATCAACTGGTTAGAAACCTGAATGTAAGCGGCCAAACGCTTGGGAGAGAAAGAAACTTTACCGAAGGCGGGGCTCTTTTCAGTAGCGGTACCGTTTTCGGTATTCCACCCACCAGAGGGCAAAGTAGAAGCTTGGGGCAAGTCCAAGTTACCTACCAAGCCGTTCAACTGCTGTACACCCAAACCGCGAAGAACGGTCTTAGGCAACAACACGTCGATAATACCACCCACTTCGGTAGCGATGTTGTAGCCACCCTCAGAACCTGCGGGGCTTCCACCCGTTGCGGTCATGTCGCGCTTGAAAACGTCAGAAGGGATCAAAACAGAGTGAGCAGCAACGCTAACACCGCTGCGCTGGAACTCGTCGGCAGCTTTAGCGCTCAATTCAGCTTCTACGCCATCTTTGCGGCCAGTGGCAGCCATTTGCAAGGCACGCTTAAAGCTAAACTTCTCGCTCATTTTGTTAACTTCTTTCTGCTCAGAGTAAGAAGAGGCTCCAGCCAAGTTAGCAGCTTCAGCAGCGCGAGCTTGCAATTTCTCGAGCTTCTCGACTTCTACCTTAATAGAATCAAGGCGGGCGTCAATCTCGTCCAAGCGGGCGCTCTCGCTGTCGCTCATGCTACGGGCTTCTTTTTCGATGTTGTTTTGCAGAGTCTGCAACTCGCCAATCAAGCGGCCGCGCTCTTCTTTCAATGCTTTAATTTTGTTCATTGTATTAAGTGTTTATTTGTTTCTTAGTTTTTTAGTAGTTCTTATAACGGGCCAGGGTCAACTTAAGCAAGTCAGCACTAGCCTCGTGCTTGTCGGCCTCTAGCAACTCGCGCTCCTCAATAGCTCCCGAGCAATCGCGGGCGCTTACTGCTGTGCCTTCGTAAGCTGGGTAAGTAACTGGGCTAACGTCGTAGAGCTTGCTTATTTTGTTAATAACACGCAAACCATTTACCCCGTACTTGTCAGAAGTGCGCCACTCGCTGCCGTTCTTTTCAACAGTAAAAGCAAAAGAGCTCTGCGTAATGTCGCCGCGCATAATAGAGCGAACCCAAGTAACGTGTGTAGGGTTCTCGTAATCGGGAGTAAAAGAGTAACCAAGCTCGCCCTTTTCGGTAATAAATACCTTAGCCGTGCCGCTTGCAGTTCTGCCTAGTACCAGGTTAGGGTCATGGTTGCCCAACACCCTAACGTCGTCCTCTAGCACCTCGTTAAAGGCCCCAGCGGTTATAACTTCCTCAGCAAAACCTAGGTCTGTGCGCTGGTCAATTACTGCCGCTACGCCAACAATTTCGGCGGGCATTTCTTGGCCTTCTACCTTTCGGGCTTCTACGGTGCCTACAAAGCTGCGGCGTTCTTTATTCGTTTCCATTTTAAGCTTGCGTATTATTGTTATTCCCGTCTGGGTTGTTGTTCTTATAAGCGGCGCTTGTGAGCTGGTCAATCTTAGCCTGCATATAGGCGTTAATCTGCTCAGAGGGCATAAGGTTAGCTTCAATTAAATAAGACTCTCCACCCTCGAAGCCGTTAGCGTCCTCAAACTGGCGGGCCTCGTTACGGCTTAACCAGCCGCCTCTTATGCCCTTGTTATAAAAGTCTGCTCTGTCGTTAGCAGTCGCACGCAGCAAAGAGTTAAAGTTAAACTTAAAGTAATAGTTAACTTTATCTGACTCAGTTAGCAACTTGCGGCGCATTTCCTGCTCTATGTTGATAGCGTAAGCCATAAGCGTGCGGCTATAAAAGTCTTGGTATTCCTGTTCCACGCTAGACTTAACCCCGTCTTTATTGGCCCCGATCATTGAAGCGGGCACGCCAAAAATACGGGCTACCTCTTCAGCTGAAAACTGGCGCTCTTCTAAAAACTGCGCCTCTTCTGGGCTCATACTAAGCTTCTCCATAGCAACGCCAGCAGGTAAAACAGTAGATCGGGCAGAGCCGTTGATAACGTCGTCTAAGCTTAGTTTTAAGCCTTGCGCTTGCTCGGGTTTAATCTGGTGCTCAGACTTAAGCAAAAATTTAAGGGTTCCGTTCTTATAAACGTCGCCGCTTGCACGAATGGCAGCCAAGTCAACGCCCAAGGTTTCAGCGTGGATTTGGACGGGGCTCTTACCCTCTAGGGGGTTATCAAAGCAAAGCCCTTTAAAGTGCAGCATATCAACGGCGGGCACTAGGTTAGGGAAGTTTGGAAGGCTTACCTTGTAAAATACCTGGCCGTCGCTTAAAACGGGCTTAACAAACTCGGCGCTAATCGGGTGAAGCTCCACGCCAATAAAACGCACGTCGCGATTGATAAAAGCGTAGGCGTTACCTCTAAGCGCAAGCTGGGCAACCTGGTACTTTAAAAAGTCGAATTTAGTTTGATAAGGGTTAGGCTCATTAACCAAGGCGCTAGCGTAGTGAGCGCGAGCTACTCGCTTGCCGTTGTCGGTCTCTTCGTAAAGCTTAAGGTCAAGAGTTGCTAGGCCGTCAGATATAACACGTACACAAGCGTGCACCGAGGCAATACTTAAAGCTGTACGGGTATTAACTGCCTGACCGCTAGAGGTCTGAGCGCCGAAAACGTTTGTTAAAGAGTTTATAAGCCACTCAGCGGGGGCGCTTAACGTGCTCCGTTTTTCTAGGCGGCTAGGGCTAAAAAGCCTTTTAAGGCTAAACTGCATACGGCGAAATTACTTAAGTAGGTTAAAACGCTTGCAACAAAGTAGCTTTATCGGTTCTCTTTTAGCCATCTGCTTAGGGTTGATCTAAAGACGCCGTAATCTTTAAAACGTCGGCGGTTAAAGATAGCCATGTAACGGGCCTCGATTTTCTCGTAAGCCTCTGCGTAAGTTTTAGACTTGGGCAGCTCCTTGTAAAACTCCATTATAAAGTCGTCCTTAAAGGTTAGCCAGGCGTCTGTTCTTTTTGCCATTTTTAATATTGTTTAAAGTTTAATAAACCAAAATTCGTTATTTTCGTTTTTAGCAGCCTCTTGCATATAAGTACCCAAAGCCATTACTATGCTTACAGGCCCGTCTACTTTGTCGCCGCTTTTTGCTTTGTCTATTTTAACGTTATCGCTAGGGTCTCGTTTAAGCAGTACGTTGCTCATTTGCCAGCGCGTTACTGGGTTATTGCCGTGTTTTATGTTTTGCGTTTTAACCAAGCGCTCTAGCTCCTTAGTCGGGGCGCTCATAGATACAAAGCCTTGGCCAAAGGGGTACATAGTGAGCCCCTCGTTTTGCAGCTCTATAATTAGCTGGCTTGAGTTAAAGCGGTCAAAAGCTATGTCTTTAATGTCGAAGCGCTCGGCTAGGTCTATAATATCGGCTTTGATAAAAGCGTAATCGGTTACGTTGCCCTCTGTTTCAATTATAAGCCCTTCACGCACCCAAGAGCGCACGCTTTCTCCTACTGCGTCGGTTCTACGCTTTACTGCTTCCTCGGGTAAGTAATAGCGGGTAATAACGTGCCCGCTTTCTGGGAAGTACAAAGAAAAGGCGCAGAAGTCGCTAGCGCTTGCAAGGTCAAGCCCTCCGTAGCATTCTTGGCCCTCCAGCTCTGAATACTCGAAAGGCTCGCCGCAATTTGCCCAGGTGGCATCTGCTATCCAAGTTTGGGCCGTGTCTGTCCAAACGTTCAATAGCTTAGTCTTAAATTCTACCTCTTTATGCGTTAGTTCCTTGGCTTCGTTAACCGCTTGCTCTAGTTTCTTAGGGTAAACGCTTACGCCCCAATTAGGGTTAGCCTTTGCCCATGTTTTCGGGTCTGTCCAGTTGTCGCCAGGGTCAAGCGAGTAAATAACAGTAAAAAGGGCCTCGTCTGCTATTTGCCCGTCTAGTAACTGCTGGCAATATTGCCTATGGCGGTAGCAAGGGCTTTGTCGGTTGAAGCCTGCGGTAGTAATTGTAAAAAGAAGCGGCTGGCGCCTTGCCCCCATTGAGTTAAAAATAACGTTATAGAGCTCGTCATTAGGGTGCGCGTGGTATTCGTCAATTACGCAGAAGTGCGTATTGAGGCCGTCCTGCTTACCTGGGTTCCATTCCAGCGGCTTAAATATGGAGTTGCCGTAGACTATGCGTCTGTTGTGTATTGAGTTCTGTATTACTAGCTCGTCCTTAAGCCACTCCTGAGCATTGCACGCCCTTACGCTTTCGCCAAAAACCATCATCGCCTGGTCTAGCTTAGTAGCCGCTGAGTAGACCTGCGCCCCCTCTTCGCCGTCAGCTAGCAAGCCGTAGAGCATTATTGCACTAGCAAACGTCGATTTACCATTTTTGCGAGGAACCTCGATATAAGCCCTAGAAAAGCGGCGGGCCCCATCTTCGCCCAAAAAGCCAAAAAGGTTAGCAACAATAAAAACCTGCCAAGGCTCAAGCTTAAACTTCTTACCCGCGTGCTCGCCCGTTGTATGGGTTAGGCTTTGTATAAAGTCAATAGCATGATCGGATAAAGGCTCCTCAAACCTAAAGCGCTCCAAGTCAGACAAAAAGCGGGCGCAGGCTTGTTTAACTAAGCCACCCGCCACAATTTGCCCAGATAGAACCTGCTCGGCGTAATTAGTCGCTATTTGTTTGCTCGTCGTCGGCAAGCTGTGCTTTTTCTATTTTATCGGACTTTCTAAATTTAGGCGCCTTTGTATTATTGGAGACCCAGTAAATAAGCGCCTGCTGGGCTACGTACAAATTACGGTACTCTTTGCCGTCTACGCTTTGGCCGTCTTTTACTAAAATGTAATTGGGGCCCTGCGTTTCAATAGTCGGGGCGTCTGTATAAAACTCGCCGACTTTTTTGGGTTGAATTTTCTTAGCCATCGTTATGCTATTTTAGGTTTATTCGAGAAAACGCCCAGCTTTTTAATGGGCTCCTTCTTTTCGGGTTTTAAAGCCTGGCGAGCGTTAGGAGTTACGCCAAACAAGCGGCCAATATCGCAGGCCGCCTTTAGGCTTTTGTGTTTAATAGTGTGCCAAGGGCTTAAGGTCGGGCCGTGTATGCCTTGTATAACTTCGCCGAACTCTTCAATCTGAGCGCAAGCGTGCTCATAGTTTGCTAGCTCTTTGCAGTAACTAGCCAAAAGGTTTAGGTCGGTTGAAAACAAAGCGCCGCTTTTGCGTAGCTCTTCAACTGTTACGCCCCAAATTTCCAAGGCCCTCCCTTTTAGTTCAATCGGGGGCTGCGGGTTTTCTTTTTCTTTTTGTACTTCCATCGTTTTTATAGGTAAAAAAGTTAGAGTATTCTAACATTTGCTTTTTTCAGGCATTTTCTGCGGGTGTAAAGAAAAC